GTTCGTGGTGAGCGAACCGTCGTTCAGAACGCGATCGGCGGCATAGGTGCGGATTTTGTGCAGCCAGCCTTCGTTGACGTCCTGCAACAGCGGGTTGGCTGCGCGATCGGTCGCGACGGCGGCGGAGGTGCCGTTGAAACCGATCATGATGCGGTCGCGCCCCTGCTGTTTCAGGATGACGTCGCGCAGCAGCGTCTGGAATTCGGGGCGGTGGCGCCATGCGTCCAGCTTCGAATAGCGGATTGCATGGTCGAAGTTGGTCTGCTTGCAGGTATAGCCGCCATCGTCGGTCGTGTCGGTGGGATCGGTGGGCGTGCGGCGAATGCCAGCGGCGGTGTTGGTACGGCTCGCCAGCGGGCGGGTGACGGTGACGCCGATCTTCTGCCCGGACTGTTCGACCACCGGTTCGACATTGATCTGCTGGAGGAAGTCGCTCGATTCCTTGATCTTCTCTTCCAGCTTCTGTTCCACGACAGGAGCGACGCTGAATTTGACGGTGGCGTCGGCGACGCTGTTCAGCAGCGCGATCTGGCTGACATAGGCGGTGAAAAGAAGGCGGGTTTCGTTACGCATGTGCGTTGGCTCCTGAAGGGGCGTTGGGGCGGGCGGGCAGTGGTCTGGGGACGGGCGTGGGTCAGCAGTCGGTCTGGACGGAGCCGTTGCCGCCGGTAGCGGGCGTGCGCTTGAAGGTCTGGGGCTGTTCGGTGCTGGTCAGCTTGGCTTCCAGCGCGTCGAAGCGACCGCCGAGGGCGGTGACGGCATCATTGGCGGGCTTCACCGCCGCCGCGATCTGGTCGCCCATGACGGTGGCGAATTTGGCGACGTCGAAGCCGTTGTCATTGGCCGGCTGCTGCGGCTGCTGCGGTTCTTCCTTCTTCGCCGTCGATTTGAACAGGGTGGCGAAGGCGGACAGGATGCCGCCGCGCACCGCGCTGGCGACGTCGGCGCCATCGGTCGCGGCCAGCATTTCGATTTCAGTTTCGAAGGCGGACGAGAAGACGTTGGGGCGCGACATGACCGCGAATTTCAGCGCTTCGGTGCCGAGCGAGGCGGGCTGATCGGTGATGGCGAGGCCGACCAGATAGGCCTTGCCCTCGCCCGCAAAATTGGGGTGGATTTCGCAGCTGGTGAACAGTTTCTGCCCGGCCTTGTTGATCGCGACCAACTGATCGTTGGCGTCGATTTCGGCATAAAGGCCCAGCAGTGTCTTCTTTTCGCCGTTGATCGTCAGTTCGACGTCTTGGGCCTTGAGCGACAGGACGGAGCCATAGGCATTGAACGGCTTTTCCGGACTGTATCCCGCGATATGCTCGCAACTGATGCGCGCCGTGTAGGTGGCCGGGGCGTAGCTGGCGGCCATCTGCTCGATCCATGCGCGCTCGATGACGCGGCCATCGACGGTCGCACCTTCGACTGCGACGCGGAAAAATTTGCTCTTTGCCATGATCGGTCCGGTATCCTTGGTTGCTGACGGCGAGGCGGTGGCCTGAACGGCAGCAGAAAGGCGTTGTCGGGCGAGCAGTCTCAAGGGTCTGCATTTGGACAGGCGGCTATCCAAATAGACGCCCATGATCAGAGGCTTGGGCGGTGGGCATGGTCGGGCCGATGACCGATCCCAAACCCTCTGGCCAATCACCCCAGCCCGGCGCGCCCAGCGTCATGTGGCAGTTCGATCCGCGCCGCCATGCGCGGAGCCTCTACTGGCGCGGCTATGGCGTGACGCAGATCGCGGAAGAATTCGCGTTGCACGGGATCATCGGCGACAGTGGCGGGCCGATCCCCCGCGCCACGATCGAGGCGTGGAAACAGCGCGACCGCTGGGATGACGCCCCGTCGATCCGCAAGATCGAGGATAGCCTTGAGATCAAGCTGATGCAGCTGATCCACAAGGAAAAGAAGACCGGCGGCGACTATGTCGAAATGGACGCCCTGTCCCGGCAGATCGAGACGCTGGCCAAGGTCCGCCGCTATCAGGAACCGGGCGGCCACGCGGGCGATCTGAACGACAAGGTGGCGAACCGCAATGCGGGGCCGCGCAAAAAGCCGAAGAAGAACCATTTTACCGCTGATCAGGCGGCTGAACTCAAGCGCATCTTCCTCGACGGCCTGTATGATTATCAGCATCGCTGGTGGCAGGCGAAGGATCAGCGGACCCGCATGATCCTGAAGTCGCGTCAGATTGGCGCGACCTATTATTTCGCGTTCGAAGCGCTGATCGACGCGATCGAGACGGGCCGGAACCAGATATTCCTGTCCGCGTCGAAGGCGCAGGCGCACCAGTTCCGGTCCTATATCGTCAGCTTCGCCAAGCTGGTCGGCGTCGCGCTGACCGGCGACCCGATGCTGATCACGTCGGACCTGCGGCCTGCGGAGGAAGCGGCGGCGGAGCTACATTTCCTTGGGACCAATTTCCGCACCGCGCAGGGCCGCCATGGCAATTTCTATTTTGACGAATTCTTCTGGGTCCATTCGTTCGAGGAATTGAACAAGGTCGCCTCTGGCATGGCGACGCACAAGAAGTGGCGGAAAACCTACTTTTCGACGCCGTCCAGTGTTGCGCATCCGGCCTATCCCTATTGGACAGGCGACCGTCGCAACCGGCGGCGCAAGAAAGAAGATCAGATCAAGATCGACGTCAGCCATGCCGCGCTGGCGATCGGCAGCGTTGGCCCTGATCGCATCTGGCGGAACATCGTCAATATCCGCGACGCCGAGGCTGGCGGGTGCGACCTGTTCGACATCGCGGAACTGGAAGACGAGTACGCGCCCGACGAATTCGCCAATCTGTTCATGTGCGATTTCGTGGACGACAGCCAGTCGGCCTTCCGCTTCAACGACATGATCGCCTGCGGCGTCGACAGTCTGGTCGAATGGACGGACTATAATCCAGAGGCGGCGCGGCCCTATGGCAACCGGTCGGTCTGGGCGGGCTATGATCCGCAGGAAAGCGAGAATGGCGACAATGCCGCGCTGGTCATCGCCGCGCCGCCGTTGGTCGAGGGTGGACAGTTCCGCATTCTTGAGCGTCACCAGCTGCGCGGCCTCGATTTCGAGCAGCAGGCGGAATTCATCAAGGCGGTGCTGAGCCGCTATAGCTGCACCTATCTGGGGATCGACGCCAAGGGCGTGGGCGCGGGCGTCTATCAGCTGCTCGCCAAACCGGGCGCGATGCCGGGCTGCGCCGTGGCGAAGATCGAATATTCGCTCGAGTTGAAGGCGCAGATGATCATGAAGGCGCAGAACGTCATCCGCCGGGGTCGCCTCGCGTTCGACGTCGGGTTCCTCGACATCGTGTCCGCCTTCGTTTCGATCAAGAAAACGCTGACCACCAGCGGGCGGAACGTCACGTTCAAGGCTGGGCGCGGCGGCAATGACGGCCATGCCGATCTGGCGTGGGCGACCCTGCACATCCTCATGAATGAACCGCTGGACGGCAAGGAAGCGCCGAAGGGCAAGATGGAGATTATCGAATGAGCAAGAGTGCGCGGCGCCATAAGGCCCAGAGGATGAATAGCCAGGAATCGGCCGCAGCGGCGCAAGGCGCTGTTGTCGCCGCCAAAGATAATCGCGGGGGTGGGGTTCAGGCCTTTAGCTTCGGGGATCCTGAGCCGGTGCTGAGTCGGGCCACCATGCTCGACATGTTGGAATGTTGGGACAATCGCCGCTGGTATGAGCCGCCTATCCCGCTGGACGGGCTGGCCCGCGCCTTTCGCGCTTCGCCGCACCATAGCAGTGCCATCATCCTGAAGCGCAACCTGCTGGCGGCCAGTCTGGACCCGACGCGGTGGCTAACGCGGAAGACCTTTTCCGGCATGGTGCAGGATTATCTGGTGATGGGGAACGCCTATGCGCAGGAGGTTCGCAATCAGCTGGGTGGCGTGATGCGGCTCGATCATTGCCTAGCCAAATATACGCGGCGCGGCGTGGAGCCGGGGCGCTTCTGGTGGGTGCCGGGGTATCGCAACGAGCAGGAATTCGAGCCGGGAACGGTGCATCAGCTGTTGGCGCCCGATATCAATCAGGAAATCTATGGCCTGCCCGAATATCTTTCGGCGCTGCAATCTGCCCTGCTCAACGAGAATGCGACGCTGTTTCGTCGCCGTTATTATGAGAATGGGAGCCACGCGGGCTACATTCTCTATGCCACCGGGGATTTTGCGAACGACGATGTCGACGCGATGCGGGATGCGCTGAAGCGGGCAAAGGGGCCGGGCAATTTCCGCAATATGTTCGTCCATTCGCCCAGCGGGAAGGAAAACGGGATCAAGATCATTCCGATTGCCGAGGTCGGGGCGAAGGATGAATTTCTGGGGATCAAAAATACGACGCGGGACGATGTGCTGGCCGCGCACCGCGTGCCGCCCCAGCTGCTGGGGATCATCCCGGCGAATGCGGGGGGCTTTGGCGATCCGGCCAAGGCGCTCGACAGCTTCTTCGAACTGGAGATCGAGCCGTTGCAGTCGGTGTTTCTGGAATTGAACGACCAGCTGGGCTTTGAGGCGGTGCGGTTTCGGGCGCGGGTGAAGGCTGGGTAACGGCGGCGCGACATCGGCGATAGTTGGAAGGCGGCCCCGGTGCGGGCCGCCTTATCTCTTGTTCATGAAGCCATTGGCGATCTGCACATGACGCAAGAACATTTGCCGCGTCAGAATGGAAAATATCAAAGATGAATTCATATGATCTTCTGCACCGATATGAAGTTCATAATTGATAAGATTCTTCTCTGCTTCACGCTTGTAAAAAGATATAGCGGTGGCAAGGAAGGTTGCGATGATCGAAGCTGAAACAGTGATGACGGTTGATGAATGCATCGCCACAATTGCCGATGTGTTGGTGGGTTGCCTAGTCCAGTTGGATGATCTCGGCATGTGGCGAGCAGGTTCGCATCTAGCCCAAGCGATCGCGGCTTTGCCTGTTCAAACGGCTATTTCGTCTCTCGACATCCAAGATGAAAGCATGCTGTCCATTTTGATGAAATAGTCAGGCGATAGTTCGACAAAGACCCTGCGGCTGTCCAGTGGATCAGCATGCCGAATGATCATGCCCTGATTTTCCATGACCTTCATATGCCGCAGTGCTGTCGTAGGCGGGACCGCTGCGGCGAGACAAAGGCTTGATACACTCACTCTTTTGCGTGTCGCGCTGTGGGCGAATAAGTCCAGCAGCATATCCCAGATCGGTTCTCCAAAAAGGTCATCGGCGAATATCTGGTCACGCTGTCTACGGCGCCGGAGGATCGTTTTTGCGGTGTCGGGTGTGGAAAGTGGCCCCCTGTCGTAGCTAATTTTTGTCAGCCGACTTTCCTGTTGAGCCTGTGCCTTGATTTTCGAGAATATTTCGGCGGCCAAGCGTTCCACCGGTCCATCCGGATCCCATGGAATGAAGGGATATTCGTTACCCATCGGCTTTTACCCCGCCGAGCAGCGCTGCGATGTCGCCGACGCGTCCCTCTCTATAGGCGTTGATGAGTTCCACCTGTCGGGGCTGCAGCGCATCGACAGCGTGCAAGTGCGTCGGCACGTCTGCTTGCAACAAGACCGAGGGGCATTGGCCTTCGAAATTTCCCAGATTTGGGCGATGCTGCTGATAGCCGACGAGGGCGGAGAGCGCGGGCGGGAATTTCTTGGCGACGGATGGCGGGTAGGCCAGCCACTGATTTTCATAGGGTTTGAGCCACCCTAACGAATAGCTGACTATCAGGCCTCGCCTGATTTCGTCGCTTCGGTTGTGACCAGCGCCATGCAGGGTCGAACCGAGGAATAGTAAGGCCGATCCGGGCGACATTTCTGCATCAATGGCATCTTCTTCTGGCAGGATCATGCGATCCTGCTCTTTATGGCTATTGGGCCAGATGATCGTCGCGCCGGTTTC